ATGACCGTACCGCTAAGCTTCTTTATGAAACGCCAAAAAACAGACAAAATTTTGACCGTTTTCGACGAGCACGTTCCGGGCCTCGGCGTCCGGGTTAATCGCTCCGGCAGGCAAGTTTTTATCCTGAAATTCAACTTAAAAGGCCGCGCGGTATGGCGGACCCTTGGCTCTACTGACTTCATGACTCTAGACCAGGCGCGCCGGCTAGCTAGCAGGATGAAGGCTCTAGCCAGGGGCGGCGACGATCCGACCGATCTAATTCAAAGCTTCCAGATAAAAGAAGGAATCGCGCTTCAAGGCGTTATTGACGTCTCGCGCTTTGCCGAAATCTATATAGATCGTCATGCCCGTGAGCATAAAAAGAGCTGGAAGAAGGACGAGCAACGGCTCAAATTTTACGTCCTTCCGGTCCTCGGCAAACGAGGATTGTCGGAGATAAGTCGCGACGACCTCTCTCGCCTTCATCGAGAGATCGGGAAGCGGTCTCACTATTCAGCCAACCGGGTGATCGAGCAGCTTCACACGATGTTCAGGTTAGCGACGATCTGGGGATATCTGCCGGAGACTTGGCCGAATCCGGCAAGTGGAATCAAGCAGTATAAAGAGAGAGCTCGCGACCGCTTTGTCTTGCCCTCGGAAATGCCCCGGCTCGCTGCAGCGATAGCCGCGCACGAAGATCCGTTCGTTCGCGCCGCTCTTCAACTCTATTTGTATACAGGTATGCGTAAGATGGAACTGCTCTCGCTCAGGTGGTCCTATGTTGACCTCGAGTTCGGCGAGATTCGACTTCCAGATACAAAAAACGGACGGCCGCATCGAATCCCGCTCGCCGCTCCGGCGCTCAAAATATTGGCTTCTTTACCCAAGAAGGGCATTAACCCTTATGTTTTTCCGGGCAAGATTGCCGGCACTCATTTGTCGAGGATTGATAAAGCTTGGCAGAAGATCCGGAAGGAAGCGAGATTAGAAGATGTTCGACTTCACGACTTACGAAGAACGGTCGGATCTTGGGTCGTCCAGAGCTCGAAGAACTTAACAATCGTCGGCGATATTCTTAATCAAACGAATCAAAACGTAACAAGAGTTTACAGTCGATTCACTAACGATCATGTTCGCGACGCGCTAAACGCTCATGCGGCGCAGCTTTCGGAATACTTTTAATCTTTAGTTTCCTCTTGACGCGAAACGTCGTTTTCTCAGGTCAAGAGGCGATTTCTGAGACCTTCTATTACTGCGAGTCGTAGACCTCAAAGCCTGAATAGTTGGGCTAATTGCTCTCAGAACGGAATCTATCACGCGCCCGGCCGGTTGGCTTGCTTAACAATTCAAAGAGAGCTTTTACTAAAGCCCGTTCCAGGTCGATTATATCCAGTAGAGATAAGACGGCGAGACCATAGATTAAGGCTGAATATATTATGAGCCTGTTCTAATGTTGGTAATGTCGATTTAATGTTTGTTTCTTATTACGGCTATGGAAGATTTTTGATTACGAAGATCGGTAGTAATCGATCGCTATTAGAGAAACGCTGCAAAAAACACATTAAATCGACATTTCTGACATGAGAACCGACTCATAAACCATGCCAAGGATTTACATCAAAATAAATCTCGATTATCGTTGACTGTTTATTGGTACCGCCGGTGATATCAAACGGAGTGATAGTAATGGCAGAAGGTATATTAAACGAACATCAAAGGTTGGCCGAGGCTCTTCTCGGAGAACTGCGATCTTTATCGAATGCTCTTCGAATCGAAGATCCAAGGTTTCATGGTTTCGCTTCGGTGAAAGCAGCATGGAAGCTTGATGATGGTTATCTCGAGGCTACTCTTACAGCCTTGGAATCCGGTGTCGTTCTGGAAACCAGTTTTCAAAATTTCAAGACTGGTCGAATCCAGACCGAGAGAGTCGATCTGTATTGTGATGTCAACATAGTGGTAACGCCAAGTGCCGAAGCAAGCTAAACGCCTTTGTCGATGGGTCTTTTGCAAGAACGCCTCCTATGGTCCCTATTGCCCGGACCACATAGAGGCAGCTCGCAAGCGTGAGCAGTCGCAACGAACGACGCCACCTAATCCGTTCTACAAGACTATTGCTTGGCAGAACCTAAGAGAGTTTATCCTCGCTCGCGATCCTATATGTAAGGCTTGCAGGAAGGTTGCTTCGAAAGAAGCCGATCACATAATCGCCCTTTCAGATGGCGGCGAAGCGCTCGATCCCGATAACTGTCAGGGATTATGCAAGAGCTGTCATAGCAAGAAGACGGCAAAGGAAAATGGTCGATTCACTAAGAAGACTTATCCTGGCAGGATTCGCTAGCCTTTTAGCGGCTTCTGGGGTACTATTCGAGAAGCTCTTCAAGAGCCTTCATTTTCCGGGTCAAAACAGTCAATTATGAGAGGTTTTTAATTAAATTCTGTTAATAATTGGCACTTCTATTAACTTTCTTTAAGAAAATCATAGTTTTCTTAACCCGTTCTAATAAAAGTAGCCAAGGGGGTCGAAAAATCTAGACCCTCATCCACTGGATCGCGCGGTGGACCTCGAACTTATTTTCGCGAAAATCGGACCCCGGGGTCCGTAATTCGAAACGCCCACGGGGCGCTGGTTTCGGGGATTTAGGGCAAAAATCGAGCGATCCCGATCGCCTGCAAAGCCCATAAGGCGAGCCTTTCGGGTTTTTTTTATCCCATTTTCAAGCAAGCCGCTACCACGTTTCAAGCAACTCGTCAATAGAGGTTAGACAAGTTTAATGCCGCCCAGAGGAAGACCGCCGAAGCCTACGGCTCTAAAAATCCTACAAGGCAATCCAGGCAAGCGAAAGCTGAATCCGGACGAGCCGAAGCCTTCTGCTCCGCGCAAGAAGCGACCGCCTGAGCATTTGCATAGATACGCTAAAGAGCTTTGGATTCAATACGTCCCGGAGCTCGAGCGGCTCGGACTGCTCAGCTTGCTTGATACGGGGCTTTTAGAGATGGGCTGTACCGCTTATGCGGAATGGCGGCTCGCTCACGAAGCCCTCGAGGAGCACGGGCGAATTCAGGAAATTATTCGCGAGGGCGGTTCTATCTACCGACAACAATCGCCGGAGGTGAGTATGGCCAAACAAGCTTACGAGCAGTATCGTGGCTTTTGTAATGAATTCGGGCTATCACCGGCTAGCCGAACCAGGATTAACGGGCCGTCGTCCGGTGATCTGAATGCCAAAGAAGAAGAGCGCTTCTTCGGATAAGTCCGCCAACAAAGGCGGGCGACCTAAGAAACTGCCGGCGGTGCCTCGTCTACAGTGCTTAGCGCCGAGTGAGTGTTATTTCGATCTCTACTACTGGGACGAAGACGCCGCTCAGCTGATAATCGACTTTGCTAGTAAATACTGCCGGCATATCAAAGGCGAATGGGCCGGGCGTCCGGTAGAGCTCGATCAATGGGAAGTCGAGATCCTCCGAACCGTGTTTGGATGGAAGCGGAAGAGCGACGGAAATCGCCGCTTCTCGACGCTATACCTCGAAGTCCCTAGAAAAAATGGTAAGAGCTTGATCGCGTCCGTGATCGGGCTTTTTCTTTTGCTTTGCGACAAAGAGCCAGGCGCCGAGGTCTACTCGGCCGCGACCGATCGCCGGCAAGCTGGCTTAGTTTTCAATACAGCTAAGCAGATGGTCAAGAAAGATCCGGCGCTTTCTCGGCGCGCAAAGCCGTTCAAGCAAACGATCGTCGTCGAGAAGACGGATTCCGTTTATGAAGTCCTCTCCGCGGAAGCTTTCACAAAAGACGGCTTGAACGCTCACGGGATTATTTTCGACGAGCTTCACGCTCAGCCGACCAGGGATCTCTACGACGTGTTAAGGACTTCGGTCGGAGCTCGCCGGCAACCGCTAGAAGTTTATATCACGACTGCCGGAACCAGCTTAGAATCAATATGTTATGAGGTTCACGACTACGCGATCAAGGTTCGCGACGGTATTATCCGCGATGATACGTTCTTCGGTAAGATTTACGCGGCGGAAGCCGATGACGACTGGACAAGTCCGGAAGTTTGGGCGAAAGCTAATCCGGGACTAGGAACGTCAGTAAAGATCGAATATCTACAGAAAAGATGCAATGAAGCCAAGGCGAAGCCAAGCTTCTTAAACACTTTCAAGCGATTACATTTGAACATCTGGACGGGCGAAGGCCAATCTTGGTTGCCTTGGGATCTTTGGGCTAAGCGCGCGGGCGATTACAGCCTGGAGAGCCTGTTAGGTCAAAAATGCTGGATCGGTTTGGACTTATCAAAGCGGATAGATATAACTGCGATGACCGCGGTTTTCTTCGACGAAGAAATAAACGGACTGAAGTCGATTCATAAATTCTGGATGCCGGAAGATCGAGCGGAAGAGCGCGCGGCCCAGGACCGCGTTCCTTATTTGCAATGGGCCGAGCAAGGCTTTCTAGAGCTCACGGAAGGTAACGTCGTCGATTATCAGGTCGTTTTCAACGAGATCCTAGACTGGCATGATAAGTTTGACGTCGTCGAGACGGTCCTTGATCGATGGGGCTCGACCGCTATTTCGTCAGCTCTCCAAAAGCGGGACATAGAGCCGGTCGAATTCGGTCAGGGCTATAGAGATATGTCGCCGGCGATGAAGGATCTCGAGGCGTTGATCATGCAAGCGCGCTTTCTTCACCCAAATAATCCGCTTATGAATTGGATGATGAGCTCGGTCGTTATCAAGACTGACGAAGCGGACAACATAAAACCCGATAAACGGAAATCTAGAAATAGAATAGATGGACCGGTATCGCTTATAATGGCGTCGGGCCGCTGTCTTGCCAGTACCGAAGATCTATCAAGTGTATATGACGAAGGGGATCTAAAGATTATATGATTTCGCTCGATTTGCGGGATGTCGTTTGTTTTCTGGGAGCTGTTAGTTTGCTCGTCGGAAGTTTCTTGCTCAGCTTGCCGGCGGGGCTTATCTGTTTAGGTGTCGTTTTAATTCTTGCCTCGATATTCTTTGAGGCTCACAAAGGGGGCGAGAATGGGACTGATAGCCAATCTAAGAAAGAGATGGACTGAGCCGATCGAGTTTATCGGCCGCTCTTCTAAGTATTCTCTAGCAAATCCAAGCCAAGAATTCATTCAGCTTGTCGCCGCGTCGCAGACTTCCGACGCTTCGGTCGCGGTATCGCCGGAAGTGGCACTAAAGACAATGGGCCTATATGCGGCGATAACGACGATCGTAGAACCGCTTTCGCATATGCCGATCCCGGTGATGGAAGTAGACGGAAGGAATCGAACCAGACTTAGAAGCCATCCGGTTTGGCGAATTCTGAATCAGGTTTTTAATGATGAGCAGCATTCGATGGAAGGCCGCGAAATGCTCCTAGGGCACTACATTTTAAGGGGTAACGCTTACGGACAAATTTTAAGAGACAGGTCAGGAAGGGCGGCTCAAGTGTGGCCGCTTCATCCGGATCGCATGAAAATAGAAAGAAGAAGCGAGAAGCTTGTCTATATCTATATGGACGCAAACGGCGACGAATGGACTCTTCAGAAAGAGAACGTGTTGCACTTGCGCAACGTGCTAGATTCGGAGGGCGTGAGCGGAGTCGGCTTTATCAGACGGGCCGCTAATGCGATCGGCTTGACGATTGCAACCGAAAGATATGCTTCCAAGCTTTACGCGAACGGCGCGCGGCCCTCCGGTGTTCTGAAGCATCCGGGCAAACTGAAGGATGCCGCTTATGAGCGGCTCAAGAAGGAATTCGCGGACAAGTATCAAGGGATCGAAAATCTCGGCAAAGTCGCCATCCTCGAAGAGGGTATGGACTGGCAAAAGATGGGCTTTACAGCTGAAGAATCGCAGCTGATCGAATCTAGAAAATTTCAAATCGAAGATATCGCCCGCGGTTTGCGCGTTCCCGGCCATAAAGTAGGACTTCTAGACAAAGCGACTTTCTCGAACATTGAGCACCAAAATTTAGAATTCGTTGTTTTTACATTGATGGGACATGCTCGCCGCTTCGAGCTAACTTGTGAAAGAGATCTTTTGACCGAGAAAGAAAGAGAGTCGGTCGAGCTCCGGTATAATTTCAATTCGCTTTTGCGCGGCGATATCAAAACCAGATCCGAAGCCTACGCGATCGGCCGCATGTGGGGATGGATGTCGGCGGACGACGTCCGCGAGCTCGAGGATCTCGATCCGCTTCCGGAGAATCAGGGTCAAATCTATCTTCTTCCGCAAAACTATATTGACGCTCGCAAGATCGACGAGGTGACGCCGAGCTCGAAGCCGCTCGCGCCGGCAGAACAAAGCACTCCTAGATCTAGAAGTGAAAACGACCTATTTAGACCGGCTTACCGTCAGGCTTTCATGGTGACTTTAGTTGATGCGTGCAATCGGATAGTCAGAAAAGAGGCAAAAGCGGCAGAAAACGCCTTAAAATCAGCCTCTCTGAAGGGCTCACCGGAGCAATTCAGGGCTAAAATAGCCGCTTTTTACGACGAATTCGAGGCGGAAGTCTTGTCAAATATTGATACTTTAGCCGTCTCTTTTGGCTACATGGTCGCAGAAAACGACGTCAGAAGGCAGGAAGAGATCCGAGAAAAGGCTAAAAATGTGGCTAAAAATGCCCTTCTAGACGGCGAAAACGCTCTAGTTTTGCACGATTTTTCAAGCCCGGAAGTCGCATATCTAGCTATATCTCGCACGATCGCCACTTGGCGCAGCGATCGAGCTAAGGAAATCGCCAACGCCGTGATCGACGACCTAGATTCTTATGCCAAGGAGGCTTTACGTATATGCGCTTGATTTTTTCGTTCCTTGTTTGCTTTATTTGCTTGGTATCGCCCGCGGTGGCTTCCGATCTGCAGTTAAAGCCGCCAATAGTCGCCGGATCATCTGCCACTAGCGGCGATTCCGCTCCGCCGGCGGAAAATAAGAATCAAGAAGCTAAGAAAGAAGAGAAAGTAAAGGTGTTCGCGGAGCCGGCTTATGTCTATTTTGACGAAGCGGGCAAAGAGCATATAGTTAAGCGCTCTTCGGTGCCTGCGAAATATCTAGATAACTTCAGTAATAGGCATCCGAAAGTTTCAGCAATAGCCCGCGCGGCTCGAAAAATTGCGGTCGGTTGGGTAACTCCGGCGTTAAATTTGGTTGGCGCAATCAATAATATTTGAGGATCTGAAAATGGACAAAGAGCAACACGCGAAAGCGCTTCAACGCCGGACAAATCACGGCGTTATCAAGCTAGAGACCAGGGCGGAGGGCTCAGGTCTTCAAATGCTCGCCGGTCATGGGGCGGTTTTCAATCAAGAAACTGTAATCCAGGATTGGTGGTATGACTACAGGGAAAAGATTTTGCCGGGCGCTTTCGCGCAAGACATCGCCGGCGGTGCCGACGTTCGAGCACTCGTCGATCACTTGGCGACCAAGGTCATCGCGCGGACTAAAAACAAGACGCTCAGGCTTTCCGAAGATACGATCGGGCTTTATTCCGAGATCGATCCTTCTGACACTACCGACGGACGTGACATAGTCGAGAAGGTTCGCCGCGGCGACGTCGACGGGATGTCGATCGGCTTTTTTATTCGCAAGCAGCAATGGACCGAGAGTAAAGACGAGATGGATCTTCGCGAGATTCTCGACGTGCAGCTCGTCGACGTCTCGCCCGTGACCTTCCCGGCTTACCCGCAAACCGATATCTCGGCTAGAAATCTGCTTCAGGATTCGGAGCTCGACGAGCTCAAGAAGATCGGACGCTTGATTTGTAGAGCGAAAACGGATCGACTAAAAGAAGGCGACGAGGAAGAAGCCGAGCGACTGATCGAGCAATTGAGAAAGATCTTTAGAAAGGATCGCGTAATCGAAGAAGCGCCGGCGCCGGCTTTTAATCAGCTTTTGCTAATAGAACGAGAACTAGAGCTCCTCACTTTAGAAGACTGAGCTCGCAACCCAAAAAAACGGAGTAAACGAAATGATCAAAAAACTAATCGCGCTTGTAGCTCTCTTCTTTGGCTTGTGTTTTTCGCCGGCATTCGCCGACGAGGTAAGCACTCCGCCCGCGCCTGAGTTTAAGCAGTACCAGCGCGATGGTGTGATCGATCCTTCGCTCGCAGGTTTAGCGAAAGAGCTTAGCGAGCAAGCGAAAGTGATAGCCGATCTACAAGAAAACTCTCGCTTAGATAACGAGCTGAGCAAACAATCTAAATTTATAGACGGTCTAAGAGATCGGATCTATGCTTTGGAAGTAGGTTTTAACGGTAATACCTTAAATCAGTATGTCGACGATATCGCAGAGCGCTTGAAGAAACTAGAAGCGAGATGCAAAGCTGATTGCAATTACTTCTCGACCAGCGAAGTCGAAATAAACAAACGGCTTGCTCGCCTGGAAGAGAAAGTATCTAGACTGATCAAGATCCTGAAGCTGCAGAAAGAAGCGGTTAAGTAGCTTGACATAATTTCCGCTTACCGGATATTATCGAATCTCAAGATAACCGGCTTTTCGATCTCCGAGTAGAGAGATTTGACGGGCGCAAGAGCAAAACCCCGAAGGGCTAACGCCGACTTGCTTGACGCTTTATTTTAGCGTCGCGCTCGTTGGCGTTTTTTTTAGTCTCAACGATTGCGGCGCGCATATACAAAAGGGATATGAAAAATGCCGCAAGAAACAGCAAATCATTATCAAGAGAAATATATCAAAGCTCTTAACGAAGCTAGATCTATTCTAGATACCGCCAAGAAAGAAAATCGCGATTTTACCGGCGAAGAGCTCACTGCTTATAATCGCGCGAAAGACGAAGTGGCTCGATATAAAGAGCTGGCAAAAGACGAAGTCGAATTCGACAAAGAGCAAAGGCACGTCGACAAATCCAAAGAAGTTTTAGAGCGAGCCATCCGTCCGGGCGTCGAAGCCGTGCCCGCTAAGTCGGAGAAAGAAGCGCAAGAGCTCCGATACTTGTCTCACGCGGTCCGCGAAGTAGTCCGGAAGAAGCCCGATCTATTTACAGACGAAACCCGCGCGCAGGAATTCGCGGAGTTTCTGAGAACCGGCGTCGTCGGTCTTAAGATGCATGAAACCCGCGCGCAGCAAGCCGATCTCGGCGTCGTCGGTGGCTACTTCTTGCCCCCGATCTCTATGATCGCCGGCATCATGAAAAACGTTGACGATCTCGTTCAGCTGCGGAGCGTTGCGAGCAAGTTTCAAGTCGCCTTGGGTCAAGATCTCGGACAAATCGAACTAACCGACGATGCGGACGATTTTGACTTCACTTCCGAACTCGCGACCGGCAATTTGCAAAGCGATCTAACCTTCGGTAAGCGGGTTTTGAAAACTCAGCCGCTCGCGAAGCGCGTCAAGATCTCAAATAAATTGATCGCAGCTAGTACGATCGACTTTGTTTCTTATGTTATGAGCCGCCTATCCTACAAGCTCGGCTCTACCGAAGAACAAGCCATGATGACCCATAACGGCGTTAATGGACCTCTCGGTCTTTTCGTCGCTCACTCCGCCGGCATTCCTTCAAGCCGCGACGTCGCGACCGGTAACACTACCGCGGCCGCCACTTTTGACGGACTGAAAAATGCTAAATGGGCTCTTAAGCCTCAATATAGAGTATCGCCTAGCCTTCGCTGGCTGTTTAACTCCGACGCTCTTCTGAAGCTAGACCTCGAGAAGGACGCCAATGATCATTACATCTGGCAACCGTCTGTTATTGCCGGCGAGCCCGATAAAGTCTTGAATATCCCGGTGATTGAATCGCGCTTCTGCCCGAATACTTTCGTCGCGAACGCCTACGTCGGGATGCTTGGCGATTTCAGCTATCTATATATTGTCGATGCGATGAACATGCAGATCAAAGTATTGAACGAAATGTACGCTGAACAGAACCAAACAGGATTCATTCTAAGATCTGAATTCGACGCTCGTCCGATGCTGGCCGAAGCCTTCGTTCGCGTGAAGCTTGCCGCTTCGTAATCGCGGCGATTAAGTAGATGCAAAATCCGCCGCCGGTATCGGCGGCGGTATCAATAGAAGGTAAAAACAAAAATGGGTCAATTAACTAACGAAAGAGATATTCGTAGCGCCATGGGATACCAGGCGGCCGGAACTACCGACGTTAACGGAACCTCGATCGATACTGCCGGCGCCGGCAAATCGATCGCTTTCGTGGGAAGTGTTGGGGCTATCGTTTCCGGCGGCGTTCAGTCTGTGAAAATTCAATATTCCGATGATAATTCAAGCTGGAGCGACGTCGCCGGAGCCGAAAAGGTTCTCGCCGATACTGACGACGACAAGACTTTCGCGATCGAGATCGCCTTTTGCCTGCATAGGTACTATAGAGCGGTGCTCTTGCGAGAAACTCAAAATTGCACTTTGAACGCGATTCTCGCATTTATCGGCGATCTTCTTGTCGAACCGGCTCCGGCACATTCTAGCCATGACGGCGCCGTCCAGGTAGCCGCGGGCTAAGCTTTCCTCGCCACACATCCCCGAAAACGGGGCGCTAAGCGCCCCTTATTCGGAATTTAAAACCCTTTCAATCGGAGCTTGATTTCTAAAATGGCAAAATCAGAAAAAATGGTAAACGTAAAAATGCGCGCGACTTGCGCTCTTCCCGATCTCGTCGCTCGCGCGGGGAAGGTTGTAGCTCTTCCCGAATCGCTCGCAAATAAGCTTATCGAAGGCGAATATGCCGAGCTCAGTAAAGAGCAACCGTCGCCGGAGCCCGTAGCCGAGCCGAGCGAAATCTAATGAGCGCTCCGAAGGTGACGACGCCCGCCTCTTCCGCGCCGGTCTCTCTTGCCGAAACTAAGGCATTTCTAGAGATCGCGGCGGACGATACTAGCTTTGATTCGCTCTTGCTCGAGCTGATCGCTGAGAAGACTAAAGAAGCCGAAGATCTTATGGCGCGGGCGCTCGTCACTCGGACGCTAAAATGGTACTTGGACGATTGGAACGCGAACGCCGATCGGATCATCGAGATACCCGTCGCCCCGGTTCAATCAAGCGGATTTTCGATCGAATACTACAACTCGGAAAACGTTTTGACGACTTGGTCTAGTGCCGAATACGAGCTCGACGTGATTTCGGAGCCGGCTAGAATTAGACCGAAGTCAGGATATAGCTATCCCGAAGTCTACGATCGATTGAACGCGATCGCTATTACTTTTAAAGCTGGCAAAGATAGCCCGACTGAGATCGAGAGCGATATTAAAGGCGCGATCAAAGTCCTGATCGCTAATCGCTTCAGATTCCGCGAAGACGAATCGATCGGAGCTCAGGTGACAGATAAGGAAGCGGCATTCAAGGTTTTGAACGGCTATAGATTGAGGTATTTCGCGTGAGACTTTCCGCCGGCGAGCTGAACAGAAGAATCGCTTTCGAAGAGAAGTCAACGACTTACGACGAGAATCGCTCGCGCGTTGAAACCTGGTCGACCTTCTCGGCTTTCGTGCCGGCAAAAGTCGTCCCGGTCTCTGGGACTGACGGCGTCCTCGTCGGAGAGCAAGCCGCGCAGACTAGGGCCGAATTCTGGATCAGGTTTCGCGAAGATATAAAAACGGAACATCGAATAAACTACAACGGGCGGATTTTCGATATTTTAGATATCGCAGAAATCGATCGCCGGCACGGACTGAAAATCGCAGCAATTGAGCGGAGGGCTTCTTGATGAAACTGCCCGAAGGCGCTCTTTGCGAAGTGATTCTCGCTTCTTCTGAAGTCCAGGCTTTGATCGCCGGCCGCCTTTTCGAGCATCCGGCGCCGAAAAACACGGCTTACCCTTTTGTCAGCTATCAAAGAATCTCGACCGTGCCGCGGTTGAATCTAAACGGACGGAGCTCGCTTTCGGGTGTTCGAATCCAGCTTAATTGTTATGCCTCGAGAGGTCCAATCGTCACTGAAGTATTAGAGACTCTACAGAACGCGATTCACGGATATAATGGTATCGCTAACGGTATCGAGATCAAAGATATATCAATTGACGACGGCGAAAGCGGCGGCGGTGTAGATTACGACGAGAAGCTTGATATTTTTGGCGGCTCTTTCGAAGCGATCGTCACATATCGGAGGGATCAATAATGCCGATGAAAACGACCTTTACCGTCGAAGGCTTCAAAGAGGTCGGGCAGGCTCTAAAGTCTCTAGGCGACGAATTCGCGCCGGCGATTCTTCGGAAAGCGCTTCTTGACGCGGCCGTTATTATTCGCGACGAGGCAATGAGGCGCGCGCCGGTCGACTCCGGTCGATTGTCTCAGCTGATAGGGCGGAGCTCTGGTATCAGCAAAGGCGAGGTTTTCGCGAAGGTAGCAGGGATCGAGCTGCGAAGCAAGTTTGGCAAGAAAGCCATGATCAAAGCGATCAAGAAGAAGAAAATAGGCAAGGGTAAAAATGGAATCGTTCTAACAGAAACCGCCTATTGGGATCGTTTTGTCGAATATGGAACGCGATTTCAGAAAGCGCAACCTTACTTAAGACCGGCTTTCGACGCGAAGGCCGAGGAATTCGCCGCGCACGTTCGCGACAATATGCAGAAGCGAATAGATAAATTTATCGCGAAGCAAAAGAACCAACGATCATCAAAGAGGTAAAAAACCAATGAAAAAACTGATACTATCCGCGATACTATCGCTATTTGCTATAGCGCCGGCTTTTGCGGCAAGAACAGCTCTAAACGTAGTACAGCCTAAAAAGCCAGATCAGGCAGTAAGCGCTAATAGCTTAGATGTCGCATTTACAGCCGCCGACGTTTCAAACGGTAATTCTTTTGTGTCGACCGGCCGCGAATATATTTTCGCTCAGAATTCCGGCGCTTCACCATATACGGTGACTATTACTTCAGCTCCGGACGAGCTCGGTAGAACGAACGATATAGACGCTTATTCGCTCGGCGCTTCTGAATTTCTTTGTGTTGGTCCCGTCAAACAAAGAGGTTGGAAGCAGTCCGACGGCAAGATCTATATCAACGCCGAAAATACCGCCGTTAAATTTCTGATCGTTCGCGTCAGCCAGTAAATAAAATCCGCTCTAGTAGCGACTTTTCACTCTTAGCCTAATCAAAACAGAGGTAATAAAATGTCAGATGCACTTTTCGCGCAGGGAACGAAGTTTTTTCTTTCCGTTTCTAACGCTTGGGTCGAAGCTCCGGAACTGAGAGCGATCAACGTCCCGGAAGCTCAATCAACCTTTATCGAAACCACTCACCTAAACAGCGAAAACAACGATGACGAATTCATCAAGGGTTTGAATCGGAAAGGCAATTGTACCGGTGAAATGGCCTATCTTCCTCAACATGCGGTAATTCTGAAACTATACGAGCTCAGAAACGCGCTTGGCTTGGCGGGTAAAACTGCAATGTTGGTAGAGTTTCCCGACGCCGCCGAAACGGTTCACTACTTCGAGGCTTACGTCGAATCTGTTGGACCTCCCGCCGCTCGCGTTGGCGGAGATCTCGCTTTGCCCTTTTCTTGCAAGCCAACCGGCAAGCTAAGACAGGGAACCGGCGGAAGCGGCGCTATCAGTGCCGATCCTACGACTTGGGTTTAATACTCGGTAATCGAGTATTTTTGTTAGACAGTTAGAAACGGAGAAAATAGAAAAATGGTTCTAAGTAAAGAAGACTTTCTAAGAGTGAAGCTGAAAGAAGAAAAGCTTCGCATCGAAGAATTGGACGGCGAAGTCGTAATCAAGCAATTGAGCGCGAAAGAACAAGCGTTCGCAATTGAGCGCTTTCAGAAGCGAATAAAAGAAGATAACGTCAACTCTCTAGCTTGGCGTGAAACTTTGCTCGTCCGAGCTCTACACGACGAACAGGGAAGGATATTCGGAGACGGCGACGAAGAAATAATCGCCGCTCTTCCGGATGCGATTGTCTCGAAGCTTTACTCCGTGGCTTCGAGACTCAATCCGATCGGGGACGACGAGAAAGAGGAAGAAGAGCTAAAAAATTCCGAAGCTCCTTCGACCGATTCTTCTACTCCTTGATGCTCAAAACCGGCAGGTTGAATAAGGAAGCGGCTCTCGACGAGATGACCCCGGAAGATCTTAGAAACTTCTGGCTTCTTTATCAGCTCGAACCGTTTTGTACCAGGGGCGAAGAAAGGCGACTAGGCCGCGCGGCCGAATCGATCTCTAATCGCCCCTGGTATGAAATCTTTCCAGGGCACGAAGGCGAGAACGCTCCGCGCAAGCGAGAGCGAACGCCGGAAGAAGAGAAAGCAAATCTTGACGCGGTTCTCGCTCACTGGAAATTGCAAGCGGAGATCTGGAACAAATCCCAAGGACTCTAAGAAGTGGCTACTCTTCGCGAACTAGCTCTAAAGTTTTCTGCAAACGTCGCGGAAATAACTTCTGATCTAAGTAAGATCGAAAGAAATTTTCAGCGGTTTCAGCAAAACATTGACAAGATCGGCAAAGCCGCGGCGGCGTCAATCGCCCTGATCGGAACCGGTCTAGCTTTCGCGAAAATGGTCGACGGAGCAAAGAGCGCGGAAGCGGCCATGGCCCAGGTCACGGCCGCTATTCGTTCAACGGCAGGCGCCGCCGGCGTGACGGCGAAAGAAGTCGCTAATCTCTCAAACGAGATCAAGCGAATGACTGGAATCGACGACGATCTCGTCAATTCTATGCAGTCAGTTTTATTGACGTTTACCAAGGTTGGTAAAGACGTCTTCCCGCAAGCGACGAAAGCGATCGTCGACATGTCCGTCCGCCTCGGCACGGATCTAAACTCGGCCGCGATCATGGTCGGCAAAGCGCTAAACGATCCGACTCGAGGAATCACGGCACTTCAGAAAGCCGGCGTCTCGTTTAGCGAAACGCAAAAGGCTTTAGCTAAACAGCTTTTCGAGACCGGGCAAATAGCAAAATCTCAAGCCATTATACTTAAAGAGCTCGAGACGGAATTCGGAGGGGCGGCCGCGGCGGCTCGCGATACTCTCGGCGGTGCTTTGCTCGCCCTTAAGCAAAATCTCGATGATTTGATCGATAGCTTCGCCGGCACTCGCGGACTAAGAGAAGTAGTCGAGTATTCGAACGTCGTTCTCGAAGACATGATCAAGACAATGGAAGCGCTCCGCGATCCGTCTTCGAAGATGTCCAAAGATCTAGATCGGTTCTCAAGGACTCTCGCCGAAGGTATGGAAACGGCGAAGGTTTGGGCGAACGCAACGATCTGGGGATTGAGTCTTGTTTCTAAAGGACTGCAGCAATTCGGCGTTAACGTTTCGAAGTATTTCAAACCGGCTTTTGACGCTTTTTTGCTATTTAATCCAAATATCGCGACTTCGGGCAAAGCCGTATCTCTCGCGCTCGGCGAAATGGGCAAAGCTTTTCAAAGCGCCGACTCTACTTTTAAGCTGGCTTTACAAGCCGGCGCGATGCCGAATTATTTTCAATACTTTGATGATGCCGCGGACCGAGCTCGCAAGAAAATAGACGATCTACACGCGGCGGCGGCGAAAGCTAAACCGCGCATGGTAGGCGGGATAGACGAAAATATCCCAAGCGAGAAAGAAAGAAAGGCGGCGGAGAAGGCCGCGAAGGCAAAAGAAAAACTGATCGACTCCGAGAAGAAGTCGATCGAGAGCTTGATTCAAGCCTACAGGCAAAAGAATATCGATCTCGAGGGGCAATTAGTCAAGCATAAAGAGATCGCCGACCAGGTCGAAGCCGAGCATAAGATATCGCAGCTTCAGAATGTAAGCTTAAAAGACCGCTTGGCGGCAATCGCTCAGCTCGGGCAATTGACGAGAGAGCGCGTCGAGCTCGAGAGAAAAATCGAAGTCGGCAAAGAGCGCGACAAGCTGAAAGAGATCTTGAAAAACATTCAGGATCAAACCGAGCAAATCAAGCTCAAAAATAAGCATCAAGAAGATCAGCTCGCGATAATCGAAGCGGAGAAATCGGTAAGGGATACGATCAAGGTCGGGCTAACCGAAAATCTTGATCTGCAGCAAAAGATCACCGAAGCCGCGAAAGCGCAAGCCGAAGCGATAAAAGAACAGAAGCACGAAGAGAGCCTCAAGAATCTTCGCGAAATGTCGCTCGAGTATGATAAGCAGATCTCGGCATTGCAAGCCAAGCTAAGGGGCGAGGAAGACCTTCTTCCGCTTCTCGAGCAAGAGAAGAAGATTCGAGAAGATATAAATCTTTCCGATCAAGAAAAGAACGAAGCGATCGCGTCGAATCGAAATAAATTCGGTCAGATAAAAGCGCTAAATGATTCGCTCGAGGATCAGAAGAAGATAATTGACGGCGTCAAGAGTAGCTCTGACGATTACGCGACTAAGCTCCGGAAACTGCAGGAAGCTTTTAGCTCGAATCAAATCAACGCCAAACAATACGAAGCGACCGTAACAGATATTTGGGAAGCTCAGAAGAAATCTAAAACAGTCGCGGACGAATTCGCTTCGACTCTCGTTTCCGGACTCTCAAAAGCTGTCACTAATGCCAAGAATCTCAAACAGGGCTTACAGGATGCGGCGAAGCAATTAGCGTTATTCGCGGCTCAGCATTTGCTGTTAAAACCGCTCGAAAACGCGATCGCGAATCTAGGGAACTGGCTAACCGGAAGCGGTAAATATTTGCAAAAGCCCGGAACGCCTTCGGCTCCGGCTTCTAACAGCTTTGCCGGATTGCCGGCGCTATTTGGCGGCGCCGCTAATTCGCCGACCGGCTCCGGCGGCGGTGGCTTCTTGTCTAGTATTGCCAAATTCTTCCGCTTGCCGACTTTCGCTCTCGGCGGTTCCGCTTTCGCTGGGCAAGCGGCGCTTTTCGGTGAAAACGGAATGGAACTCGCGATCCCTAAACAAGATATGCACGTTTTCACTGCAGCGCAAACAAAGCAAATCCTCGGTCCGTCGTCCAGCGCGCAGGCTTGGCAGAATAATCTAAACTGGTCCGCCGGCATGACGACCGGCGATTGGATGGCGAAAAATGAACGAGCTTGGCAGCTTTCGCAAGAGCGGAATTATTTAAACTCTTCGCTCGCTCCGGCTCTAAATCAAGCTTGGCGCGACGATACGATCATGAAAGCGCAAAGCATGACCGCCGAAATGATGCGCGCCGGCAAGACCGATCATATAGGCTTCGATATTTTGAATCGCGTTCAAAATGGCGGTTCCATGATGATGGCCATGGCTCCAAATTTCCAACTTCCGACCGGCGATCAGCAATTCTCTATCTTGTCCCAGATGGCTAGCCGCGGCGTAAATATCAGCCCGGCTCTACTGCAGATGGCTATGGACAACGATTATCTATTCAGGGGCGGAAGCTCCGGAATGTACGCTTCCGGCTCCCTTGGCGGCTTCTTGAACAATCCTCTCGGCTATAAGTCAATGGGAATCGAGGGTAAAACGCCTTGGAAGACCTATCAAGATATTGATTCGATGGAATCCCTAGCGTATGGCGGCGACGGCTCAGCGGTGGTATCAGAATTGATGCGCGCGGCTAAACGTGACGCGAGCTGGAACGCTAACTCGGTCGGTTCTTATCTCCGTTCAATGATGAATACGCAACCTCTCGGAGGCTATAGAGGCGCGTCCGAAGAGTATCTTCGTAATATCAAAGGTTGGAACAAATTTTCAAAGAACCATAAGCCCTATGCCGATGCTTACGGCTTCGGTGTTTGGAGCGGACCGACTACCGACGGCATGTCGATCAGTAATGGCGGTTGGGTGGATTCGCGCGGCGGCGGCTCTTCTAACGACTGGATCGACGACGAGTATTTTACAGGCGCGGCAAATCCGAAGCGCTTCGATCCGACGGTGGCAAGCAAGGAATATCAACCCAAACCGGGTACGGCTCAGGACTTCCTGAAAAGTCTAAATAAAAACCCTTATTTCGACTTCGCAGCTAACACCATGGGCGGTATCAAGGAAGCCTTCAAGAAGCTTTTCGGCGGTAAGGCTAATAACGGCTTTAGCGGCGTCGGGCAGGTCGGCGACTGGATCGACTTACCAGGCGCAAAGCAAGGACGAAACTTTAAGCAAGACGCTCTAGACGCTTTCAATTCTTGGGTATTGAGCGGCAAGGGGCAAGGGCTCAAGATTGGCGGCGTTACCAAAGATATGCTTGATTCGATGCAATCATGGCAGTATAAAGGTAAGGGTCTAAAGATTGGCGACCTTGCCGGCGACTTGAACGAAGCTTTCAGAAGTTGGCTTCCGACGCCGACGAGATACGGGATCAAACTTCCGCGAAGCCTCGAAGATCCTTTCTCCTCCGTCGGCTCTTATCCGGCTTACCCCGCGGCTTTCGGCATCGCCACAATGGATGATGTCTTTAGTCAGCAACTGTTCAAGAATCCGCCTCCGGGACGTCCTTCTAGCAGCTTTGATCGGTGGCCGACTTCGCCGATTTACGCCGGGCGGATAGACGCGAAGATGAAAGGATACGCGAACGGCGGATTACTGAGAGCCGGAGAGATGGCGGTTGTCGGAGAAAAGGGCAAAGAGTTTATCATGTCTCCGAACGATGTCCAGGTCGTTCCAGCAAATCAGCCGGGCGGAGCTCGTCCGGAAGTAAATGTCAACGTGATCGAGGTTCCCGGCTATAAGGCGCAAGTTAACAAGCTGGCCGACGGAACTATCGAGGTTAGGCATATCGCAAAAATGATCGGATCGCAGCTCGAGGAAATGGGCTTTTTGAATACAGGCGTCGCGCAACGGAGGCCGATTAGATGACTTTAGCTTGGCCGTCAACTCTTCCGCAATTTCCGCTTGTTCAATTCGACTCGCTTCCGAATTCGAACATAATCGAGAAGGAATTCGAAACGGGTCCGATCCGGCTCCGGAAGCGCGACTCCGTTCGATTTGAGACTCATTCGATATCTATTATCGTGACTAAAGAGCAAAGACAAACTTTCTTCGACTTCTTTTATGTCGATCATAACGAAGGCGCGACGCCTTTCGAGTGGACCGATCCGAATACCGACTCGGCGAAAAATTTCCGAGTGAGGAATCCGAGCTCGAGGCATGTCGGCGCCGGCATCTATGAAATCAGTTTTCAGCTTCAGGAGGTTCCGAATTGATACCTGAAGAGGATTTGGCGATCATTTTGAAGGCGAATCTAGGAAGCTGGATCGCTCGCAACCTGATCACGATCGAGCATCCGGACATGGCGACGCCGCTTCGATATGTGAACGCGAACGACGACCTTACTCATGATGGCTTGCTCTATAGCGCTCGCGGCTTCGCGATAGCTCACCCGACGCAAGGCGCCGGCACGTTCTCTAACGGCGATCTATCGATCGATAATACCGATCTCGTGATTAGCGCCTTCGCTCGCCAATACTCTTACATGAAGCGCGCGACCTTGACACTACGGACGGTATCAACTACCGATCTTGACAGGGTGATGGTCGGACCGTTTGAATTCGTGATCAAGCAGATCGGGCTAACAGTGCGCGCCGCTTCGATAGTGCTCGGCTTCGAAGATACGCTCCGCGAGAGCTATCCCTTTCCTACTTTTGACGAGCATTACGCTGGCTTATTCGGTGTTGAGACATGAGTATTTTTAGCTTACAAAATCTAGCTAGGCTCGGCGCTCCGGCGCTCGGACTAGGCGCGCTAATCGCCGCGTCATTCTGGGGGCAGGATAGATCAGCGGGACAAACCTCTCAAGTTTTGAATCAAGTAGCGCCGCTAACCGATCCGGGCGATCCTCCTGAACTGCCGGCGGTGGACGATTACGGCGGCGCGAAAGATATTCTTACTTCTCCGCTTGCCGGCGTTTCGAATAGAGATAATCCGCGCGGTACGGTTCCGCGCATTTTCGGCGCGCCGATGAAAGTTTACCCGCCTCTTTCGGCTCGCCCTTACACGATCAGAACTAGCACGGGCTCTATACTTCAAGCAGTCTTTGAATTCGGTCCTGGTCCTCTCCAGATAGCGAACTACAAACTAGGCGGGGTGCCGCTTTCGAAGTATCCGACGATCGCACTAGAAGAAAGATTCGGCTATCCGTCCGATACAAATTTAACTAGCTATACTCAAGACGTTGAACAGCAACAATTTAACGAGCTCGTCGCTTACGATGCTCCGGTGATCAAGCGTACAAAGCAATTCGCTAATTTTATCCACGTCACCTTGATTTATCCCGATGGAATCTATAGGACTGTAAACGGGCAAAGATTGCCGGCTCGAGGCTCTTTCCAGATCGTGATCACGAACATCGACGGATCGGGATGGGTCGTTAATTCGACGCCGGAGTTTATTGACTTTTCGCTCGGTCCGAGAATATACGAATACGCTTTCGCGGTGCCGCCGGGTATTTACGACGTTTATGTCGATCGCACTCGGCTTTATTTTGGCGATCTTTACGACGACGAGCATCCGGTTTATTGGACTACTTTGACGGAGACTAATACGAAGTATCCGTTTAGCCCGATCTATGACGCGAACGGAACAGAGATAAAAATGTCTCGCGTCGCTATGCGCGCGATTCAGGATCAAACGACTCCAGATCTAAGCGGAGCGATCGGCGAGCTCTCCGCGGAAGTGACAAGCCTTTTAAGACCGCACGACGGAACGAGCTGGCAACCGAGAATTGCCTCGGCTAATAACGCTTGGGTCATGCTCGAGATACTAACCGGCTCAGCTAATTATCGCCCGGCTTCGGATGATCGGATCGATTTTGCAGCTTTTAAAGCGTTCGGCGATTGGTGCGACGAGCAGGGATTCACATATTCAAACGTGATCGATTCAGCTCGAGACATGAGCGAGTTATTACGCGAAGTAGCTCAGGCAGGACAAGGCTATTTTATTCCGAATAAGAACGGAAAATATTCGGTCGGGATAGACAAAGCGGTCGACGAAGTGTCCTTCCACTTTCACCCGCGAAACATTATCAAAGATACCTTTACGGCGCGCGTTTCTTATCTCGAGCCGCTCGATTATATCGCCGCGCAATTTATCAATCCTGAAGCTGATTATCAGCTGGACGAGCGGAAAGTTTTTGACGACGGAAAGGTCGAAGGACAAGACTTTAAGCATGAAACGATCCGGCTCGTCGGCGTCAAAAGCAAAGCCGCAGCATACAAGATCGCGCGGCGCTTGCTGGCGATTCACAAGCTTAGATCGTGGATCTATCAATTCGAAACCGACGTCGAGCATTTTGCAGTATCGATCGGAGACAAGGTTAGAATCACTCACGATCTGCTAGGCGCGGGGCTTGGGCAAGGCGTCATCAAGGCCGTTCAAATGTCCGGTCCTGATTGCGTTGGTATCACGATTGATGCCCCCCAAGAGCTCTTCGCCGGCACTCGATATCAAGTAAGAATAATTCTGAGCTCCGGCGATTCGGTCGTCAGGGAAATAGTAAATACTGACAATCTAACCGGCGCTTTCACTTTCTTGACGCCGATATCCGGCACTCTTCCGGAAGTCGGCTATCCCGTCGTTTTTGGCGAGCTTGACTTCGATTCGATCGAAGCTATCGTTATCAACAAAGAGCCTAACGAGACGATGGGCGCCGTGTTGACTTGCGTCGATTACGCTCCGGAGGTTTACAAATCGGATACTGAGCCGGTCCCGGAATGGTCCTCGAAAATAACTTTCGGGCGTCGGCGTGAAGTTGAAATTCCAGCGCCGCAAGTTATCGCGGTGCAAAGCAACGAAGCTGTTCTTGAGCAGGCCGGAGACGGCTCCTATCGCCCGAAGATTTTGATCACCCTTGGCGGACTGCCGGACTACGTTGACGAAATAGAGTATCAAATCAAGACAACCGGTCAAGGTGGATGGGGTCCGGCAAATTTTGTATCAGCCCGAGCCGGCTCGATCTCGATCTACGAAGTCGAAGAGAAGAAAACTTACGACATCCAGGTTAGATCGCGGAAAGGCAATTTTATATCCGACTGGACTCCGATCTCGGCCCATACTGTTATCGGCAAAACAACGCCGCCGCCCGATGTCCCGAATATGATCACAAAAGAGCCCGACTCAAGCGTGATCAAATGGTTCTACGACTCCGCCCATGGTGTCGACGTTCCGCGAGATCATGCCGGCTTCGTGGTCAAACTTGCTTGGAACGCTTTCGCGAACTGGGAAGCCGGTTATGTGCTTTCGCCTCTTTGCCTAACGACTCGCTTTGATATTGGAGGGCTAGCCCGCGGACTGAAGACGATAATGATCAAAGCGATCGACGTCGCCGGCAACGAACAAGCCGGGCCGCCCGCAATTCTTCAGCTTGATTTTGGCGAGGCTCTTTTAGACAACGTAATCGAGACTATAGCGCATAATCCGGCATTTTCGATCGGGCAATTTGAAAACTGTTTTGTTGAAGACGGCAAGCTGAAAAACAACGATAACGGCTCGCTTTTCTGGGGTCCAGACAACGCGCCTTTCTGGGGTCCGGATAACGATCCGTTTTGGGACGTACGGTATATCCCAGGATTATATACTTGGAAATTCACGCCGGATTCGACCGAAGCGAAGCCCTTCAAAGTGAAAGTCAAAGCTTCCGTCGTCGGTCCTTACGTGATCGAGTACAGAACGGGCGGTAATCAGCTCTTCTGGGGAAACGATAACGATCTCTTTTGGGGACCAGATGACGATCTATTTTGGCCGCCGGCGGAGCAGTTTCAGCCAGTCCCAGACGACGGAATCGAGGGCGACTGGATCGAGTACGAATTTAGGATTAGTTTGCTTGGCTGGACTCAGCAAACTATCATCGAGAATCTAGAGACTATCGTCGACGTCAGGGATTTGATAGAATATGTTGACGATTTCGAAGTAACGAACGCAGGCGGATCGCGTCCGACGCTAACGAAGTCTTTTAGAAAGATCAAGCGAATCAGGATCGATCTACAGAGCAGCATTGATCACCCGGACGCGGCCAGCGCTCGCAGTTTAGATAAGCTGGAGACTGGTCCTTTAATCGGAGTATTCGACGCGGCAAACGCAGGGACGACGGGAATCGTCGATCTGACAATACAGGGATATTAGAATGACCGCCAATATATCGCAGAACTATATACAAGACGCGGGGCGCACGAACGCGCAGCTCAAGACTACTTTTGAGCAAATGCTCGATTTATTGAACGAGATGCTCGGCGGTCAGGGCTTCAAAACTGCGACGATCAATATTTCCTCAAATAATCTCGCGTTAACGGATCTTTATTCCTGTTTCACGATCGACTCCGAGGACTCCTCGCCAGATAATCTAGATTCGATTTCTTCCGCCGGCGTGATTCGTGACGGTCAGGTCTATTTTCTAAAAATTGCGAACGCAGCTCGTCCGATCACTGTTAGAAACGGGCAGGTCGGCACTAAGGAGATCTACACCCGAACGGGACTTAGTCGAGTGCTGCGAAGCACGTCGGAGATTTTCGTCGTTCAGTACCGCGAAGTGGATGACGCTTTCTTCGAGATCCTACCCGACTACACTCCGCCTCTTATGCGCGTTCCGGGCTTTTCGGAAATCCAGACTTTAGCGCCGGCGTCGAACGTTGTAACACCGACTAACGGCTTTATCTTGATTGATTGCGCGTCTTCGACCGATATCAACCAGATCGCAAGAACAAATTTTCCGGACAACTCCGGACTTCTGATCGTGGGAACGGCGGACGTCGTCAACGTTGCAACGCTCAAGCACGGGCTTGGGACAGCCGGCAAGCTAATTCATAACAACGGCGACGATCTCGTTCTAGATTCTGCGACTAAATTCGTCGTTTACTACCCGTCGACCGATTCGGGTAATTTGGTTTGGCGCGAGCTAACTAGATTTGGCTTCGATCGAATTCCGCCGCTCGGCTCGGCTCTTCAAGTCTTAAGAGTTAACGCGGGCGGCACTGCTCTAGAATTCGCCTCGCCTAGTTCAAGCGGCGGCGATGGCTTTGGCGGCAATGGTAGCCGCTCGCTGCCTACTTCCGGCTCAATTAGTGGTGATTATTATCATGATGGCGACTGGACCGCAACCGGCGCCCTGACGATTGCCGATGGGACGAGAATCTTCGTTAAAAACTGCTCGACGTTCAACATGGGATCTTATTCCCACGTTGTAAGCACTCGCGCGAATAGCGGCGGGAAGGGTAGACCGACAAGTGGGAATAATGGTCAGAATATCGCTACGGGTAGCGGTCCTGGCGCGGCGGCAGTAGGTGGCGGCGCTGGCGTGTCAGTCGTCGCCGGTCCCGGCGGCGCTGGTTTTGGCGGTCGCGGTGGACGTGGTGGTTCGTACTCCGATCACTTTATGCCCGGCGGCGCGATCTATTCGCCTCGTCAGTTTTTTGGCGGCACTGGCGGCAACTCAGGGATGCACTACTCCTCGACCTCAAACGCAGCACCGGACGGAGGCGAGGCTGGCGGTGCGCTCTATTTAGAGATTTCGCTAAACCCTGGCGGGCTTTGTACTCTCGGCAACCTGAATCTAAATGGCGGCGCTGGCACAAACGCTCCGACGACTAACTACTCCGGCAGCGCTGGCGCTTCTGGCGGTTGTTTCGTGGCGAGAATTAGGGGCGAAGCTATTTTACCTGCTAGCAGAACTATATCGGTGAATGGCGGCGCTGGCGGTGGTGTCGGTAGCGGTGGCACGGCTAACGCTGCGGCCGGTGGCGGTGGCGCTGGCGTGATCGATATTGAGGCTACAACCTGGACGAATAGCGGCACTTTGCAGGCGAACGGCGGCGGCGCTGGATCGGGTGGCAGTTATACAGCCTCGGCGGGTGAAAGTAGTACTCCTAGAGCCGTTGGAACCGGCGTTAATCCTTGCTCTTATTGGTAGTTTGGAGATCTTAAACTATGGCAGACGCTCTTTATTTGCAGTTTCTAGACGGGGCAACTAGAACCGAATCGTCGGTTTTCGTTGATCTTCGATATTACATACCTGCGCCCGGTGAGATTCTTTTGCCATGGTCTCCGGTCGATGGCGATATGTGTGCTTCAAACTATCGGCGCGAGGGCAATAGCCTTGTCTATGAAGTGCCGTCACCGTCAGCGCCACCACCCAAGCCCGATCCCGATGCGATGCTAACGGCTATTTGGGATGACCCCGTCTGGCAATCGGCGCCGGAAGCTCGACCTATCCGACCTCAGCTCGCGGCCATGAAGGATTTGCTTAAGGTGTATCTAGAGCGCGGAGAAATCCAGCGAGTTTACGAAGCTTGGGAAGATATAAAAATTGGTCTACCAGCGCCTATTGCCGCTCTTGTCGAAGGCTACGCGGCGGCCTTCAATGTGCCGATAAAGGAAGGTTAGAAAATGTTTGATAAATTTGTCAGCTCCGGTATAGATTTCGCGATTAAGAAGCTGAAATCTCTTGATCTAAATCACAACAAGAAAGCCGACGTCGAAGAGCTCGCCGCTTTGCTCAAGAAGCACAAGCCGGCTTTGCAAAGAGTGAACGACGCGGTCGATTTTCGCTTGCTTGCTGCGATGGCTTCAAATCATCCAGCGGTCAAGGACAAAGCGCTCTTTCAAGAGCTCTTAGTCGCCGGCGGAGAAATTTTAGAATTCGCCGGCACGATTGAGATCCCGGAAGAGAAATAAATCCGCTAAAAGGTAGAAAGATAGATGATGCACGAATTGACTCAAATCGTCTTGAATTGCTGGATCTGCTTAATGGGCGTTTCTAGCCTGACGTTTCTTGTCGCCCTCTTTCACGCGGTCAGACATAATCCATGGAAAGGTTAATCAGGCACATTGAAGAAGCGAAAGCTCGCGGCGTCGACGTCGACGCCGTCTTTGTTGACTACGAAAGCAAGCTGAAGAAGTTGGAAGTCCAGCTCTTCGGATTGAAAGCTTCGATCATTTTTACTTTTATTTCGCCCTTTGTGCTCTACGGTCTCAAGCTGTATTGTGCGATCCACAACTTAGAGATGGATCTTCCCGAAGACGCGATTATGAAATTTTGCCTATTTAACGCGGGCAGCATGGTTACTTTCGGCTTCGGCTCCTCGGTTCACGCTTTGATCAAAGAGATCAAGATAGGAAAGAAAAACGATGAGAAATCAACTCCTGCTATTAGCGGCTCTAATGATCATGACAAGCCAACCGGCGGAAGCGGGCGAGGCTAAACGGAAGAGCCTTTCAGCTATTCGCGCGATCTTGTCTCCGATTCGCACGATTGCGACGGCAGTATATCTCGCGACTGAGATTATTGACGAGGGCTTGCAGCGGGCGATCCAGCGAGACCTAGATCAAGAGGAAAATATCAAAGCGGCGATCGAAGCTCAGGAAGAAGAAGAGTCGAAGCCGGAGCCGCAAAATACCGAGATTCAGCCCGGAGGCGATAATTCGTGAGCGAAACAGTAAACGGCTATATAGATCTCGTCATTAAGGGGATCGTCAATAGGGAAGGTGGCTTCGTCAACAAAGCGAGCGATCGCGGCGGTGCTACTAAATATGGTATCACGCGGGCGACTCTTGCCCGGTGGCGGGGCAAGCCCGTCTCGGTTAAGGATGTCGAAAATCTCACGAAAGAAGAAGCAGCGAAGATCTACAAAGTGGAATTCATCGAGAAGCCGGGCTTCTTAAATTTCGGCGACGCCATGGCCGAGCAATTGATCGACGCCGGCGTCCATCACGGGCAAGGCGGAGCAATCAAGCTTTTGCAAAAGGCGATCGGCGTAAAAGCCGACGGCGGAATCGGTCCAGTCACGATTGCCGCCGCCAATAAGCTACCCTATTATCAGCTCTTTGCCGCTTTCTTTAGAGAGCGCCTGAGCTATTATTCGCGAATCCTGAAAAACGATCCGACCCAATTAGAATACGGCGCCGGTTGGATGAATCGCGCCGCGAAGATGATTCGGATCTATTGCGCGGCGGTTAACGCTCCGGATGCTTTTGAAGACGATCTCGAAGAGATCGCGCGATATCTCAATAGCCAAGCGAATCTAATCGGTAAGAGAAAAGACGATCCAAGATGTCCGGGCGTTTTCGCGAAAGCTTCCGAGATGATGTTCGCGGCGGCTAGTAATTCGTTATAACTAGCTCAGATCCGCGGCTCTGGGGTCTTCCTTGCCCGCCGTTCGTCATAGAGTATGTGAAGACCAGGGGGCGAATATTACAGCCGTTATAAAGCCTCCTGGACTCTTCGCAATCATTGATCGTCAAAAGCCATTTTGCTTTAGAAGATTTGAGCAAGCGAGCCAATTTCTCTTGATCGATTTCCTTTAGGCGGTACAGGTTTTTGATATTGATATACGGTGGATCGACAAAGAAGAAAGCGTCTTCCCTTCGGGCAAAGTAGCGAAGCTGATCGGCGAAATCCGACTGAAGGATTAAAGCGTTGCCGAGGCGCCCTCTATAGCTTCCAAGCCCATCTATGTGCTTCTGAGTGAATCTCGAGAAGGATCGAGGCAATCCAGCGACTCGCCCGCCGCCTGAGAAGCTGCAGCGGTTGAGAACGTAATACTCCGGTCCGTCCAGGTCGCCCCGTTTCTTCAGCTCTTGTAGGTGCTCGCGGATTTGATCGTCGCTTAACTTTCGCACGATCGAGGCGTATCTAATAATCGCTTGCGGGTAGTACTGCAGCTCTAGCCAGAAATTGACGAGCTCTCGATCCTCGTCTGATAGAATCTTTCGGAGACCAGGGCGAGCGACATTGAGAGCGACGCTTCCGCCACCTAAGAAGGGCTCGCAATAGATAGAAAAATTCTTCGGAAAGAGCGAGATTAGATAGTTAGCGACTCGCGACTTGCCGCCGGGATAGCGGAGCGGTGATTTGATCATCGTCAAGGCTCTCGCTTAATTTGAGTAATGTTCGCGCCGAATTTTTTCAGACCACAGAGGAACTCTTCGGCGCTTTGAGGATGGGGCGGAATTGCGACAAAATAAACAAGGTCGTCCGTCCTATGGCTTTCGATTACTTCGATTCCGAGAACCTTCTCTATAGGCTCAGTCGAAGGATGGTAGGCGCTTTCAAACTTCTTCAGAGGAAGGCTGAAAGAAACTAAAAGCCGGCCCGCCGTTTCGGCTTTTCTAGTTTCTTCTTTTAGCACTTCTAGAAGATTTCTTCCGAGTAGATCCTCGGATGCTCTCTTCGCGTCGCGCGCGCCGCTTACTGCATTGCTAATCGTAGCGACAAGAATTGATATTTTGCGATTACAATAAAGCTGCGAAGCCGGATCGTCCTGAAGGGCGGCGACTGAATCTCTGACTGATTCTAGTAGGGCGAGCGCAGAATCGAGCGCTTTCCCCGCGTCCCTTATTGTTTTTGATTGAGTGTATGTTAGATTCATTTTTACCTCTTCCGGGTTATTGTTACTTACTTGTCTATCGTTGTGCCTGCCTGGCTTCGACGCAATACTGAGAGCAACATACATCTTCGTCGTCAAGAAACTCGCGGTCGCCCTCAAACATAGGATGGTCGCAGTAGTGGCAAAAAGATGGTTCCTCCAGTTCGCAGTATTCTTCCCAAAGTCGCCAGATATCGCCTTTGGATAGCGTCACAAGCGAACTATTGGTTATCGTGCCGTCTTTTTCGCGTATCTGTTGATGCACGATGACAACGTTTGATTCCTGGACCAAGACTCCGGCTGTCGTGACCGATACCCCATTACCTGCATATTCTGTCCGCTTCACGCTGATTACCTCAAAGTGATTATTTGTTAGTTGCTTTCGCGGTTGCGTATTGTGTATCCAGCTTCCGGCTTGCCGCATTTAGCCCTACTGGTTGTTTGGTAGTCCTGTGCGTTGCAGTGGTGTACCCATAGATCGTCAAGCCTCTGATACTTTAGTTCGGTGTTATGTCCGTCCCATTTGCGCCCATGATTGCGCGGCAGATGTGCAAAATTATCAAGCTCTGAGTCGTGGATATGCCAAGACGCTTGACCGGTCGGTAAGTCGATAAACACGATATTTCTCCAATCGTCTTCCCAGTCTTCGCCTTCGTGTCTCTCGATGCTAGACGGGAAGCACTTAGATAGAAATTTGACTAGCTGGTTGCGCTCTTTGCAAGCGTTGTTCTTAGCGTCATCCAGTTCGCACAGCGCTTGCATTGTCGGTCGTACTTCCTCAGCGGGGCAGTCAAATATCAAGCCACAGTACACTCTCTTTTTTAACGTCTCAAAATCCATTTTCTATTCCCTCGCTTGTGATTATTTGTCAGTTGCGTTACCGATTCGCTTTTCGTTCTAGCTTTGTCAATTCTTCTTGTATCGTGGGCACTTCAAATTGCCGAAGTATCGCCCAGGCAAAATCACACAATAAAGCTTTATTGGCGACCACCGGCAAAGCATTGCTAGGATTACCAATCTCTTCAATTGAAAGCATTGCATTCTCCGACTTAGGGTAGTCAGCCAAATGCACTTCAAACCGCCCATTTTCAGCCGGTATCCACGCTTCCCATTTGTCGGGATGGTGTAATACTGCTAGTCCTCGCCCTACGGGGCGCTGCCATATTCCCGCCATTTTTAGCCCTCTCTCCTGTTTATCGGCCAGTTTCTTGAGCGCCCCGCCGTGGCGCTGGTTTGTTGTTTCTAGTGCGATATCAAAGCTCGCGTCATAAGTTCTGCCCATGTCATCGTACAGATCGGCTATTTGTCGAGAGTATGATGCGAGGTTGTGAAAGACTAACTTCTCTAGAGCAGGATTTTCTTTTGTCGGATCGAGTTTTTCTGATTCTGCATTCTGCTCTTGTATCAATCGCTTTAAGCGGCGACCGAGAAATTGCAGTTTTGCTTGTTGTTCTTCTGTCCTGTTCGCTCCTTATTTGTTATCAGTCGCTATTAGTTGTTATTAGCCAGGTTTGGTACAAAGTCAGCCAGTGGTCAGCCACAAATTGTGCGTCGTGATGTGGCTCTAGTCTTACTTCGACATACGGACCGGATGGGCGTGAGGACACTTCACAAGCAAAATTTTCTTGAGTATTCCAAACCCACGCTCTAAGATTCTCTACTACTGGGCAGTGCGGATATAACCTCTTGATGAAACCTACTCTGCTTTCTAACTTGTTGAGCAGTTTCATGCGGTCCGCTTCGGTGTATTTTTTCTCTTTGCTCACTGCTACTTACTCCTTATCAGTTTCTGTCATGTAGCGGCGAGTCACTCGATCTGAAAGCGGCTTTGTCTCAAGCGTGACTCCGTTAACAGCTTCCATGCGCCTAATGACGGCTTCTTCAAGGTCAAAAGCCCCAGTTGGGCAAGTGTTCGCAATGCGTAAAGCGCACATGACAAAATCAGACACTCTGTTTCTAATTGTCTGCTCATCAAATGGCACGGATTCTCCGTGATCAGCTTTGTCGATCATTCCCGCTAGAATTCCGGCGCTTTTCACGATATGAATTAGCGCGTGCTGCATATCGCTGTAGTTCTGCTGACCGGCGTGATAGGCGGCACTGTAAGGTACCGTCCATGGTAGTTCTGCTTGTAAATCTCGTATGTGCATTGTTTGTAATCTCCTTATAATTCCTTATTAGCTTCTCGGCGTTGTCGCGTCCTTCAAAAGCCATTCGAGTAATACCTTTCTGCCAGAGCCTCCGGTGTCTGCGATGGTGCCGGTTTCCATCAACTCGGCGACTATATTCTCCAAAATATCCGACTTTTCTTTCCAAGCTTCTAACATGTCTAATAACTCCGAATCAGACAAGCGCCCGATTCTAGCCATTTTGCGCCCGGAGTCTCGGAGCTTTTCGTGAGCGCGAAACATTGTTTTGTATCTAACAAGTACGGTGGCTCTTTCTACTGGATCTAATGGCATTACAAATTACTCCTGATTAGTTGTTTGGCTATCTAACTATTACTATCTCTTGATCATTCGGTAGCATCCGCCGAAGGTTTTGGTTTAATTCCGTCCACTCTCCGCTATCTACAAGCCCCTTTAAAAACACTAAGCGATCTTTGAAAATCAAAGAATAGACAAAGCCGCATCTTCCGTGTATGTGATAACTTCGATCTAGGTTGACTAGAATTATCTGCTTCGCCCTCTTGCCTCTTCCGTACTGCTCTAGCGGTACGCGCCGGTTTTCTTGTGTACCGTCCGGCTTAATCGTGGTTTCTATCAGCATTCGCCGCCTCTCTTTTTAAAGGTCTTCTAAAATCAGTCCCGCTATTGCGTCGGCGTGTTCGGGATTCTCGCCGAAGACAAGAATTCTATAGCCTGTAGTCAATTCTCTAGCCGGCACTAGCGCGAACCGTTTCATCAATCGAAAGGGCGATGATGCAAACCATAAGACCTTATGCGCTTTCGGATGATCATCAAGCCAAGTGTTATCAGCTCTGGCCGGTTGGCAAAAGCATAGACACATGATAATCAAAATCAGTGCTTTCATTTTAACCCCCTTCATTCATCATTTCGGCGTGATCTTCTTCAAGCGCGGCGGAAAGCTCAAGCAAGTAGGGAAGATCTACTTTCAGTCTTAGCGCCGCATTCTTCCAGACATGAAGAGGCGCCTTTTGCTTTCCCGCTTCCATATTCGCGAGCGACGTTCTTGTTAGTCCGAGATCGTTCGCGAGCGCCTCTTGATTGACACTTCTTTCGGTCCGGATCTTTTGTAGCGCTCGACCGAGCCAAAAATAAACGCGATCCGTCTCGTCTTGCGGAACTCTTAGATTAGTTGCTAGATGCTTCAGGTCTTGCTGTAACCGTTTGATTTGCTCTTTCAGCTCTTTGATTGTTCTATATTCGCTCATTGTCCCTTAGCCTTCTTTCTTCTCTCGCTTTCCCAGTCCCAAGCCATGCATTCATGGCAGCAATAAGGCTTAGTCGGGCAATCGGGCTCGACCAGCTCTTTGCAAAACTGCTCTTTACACTTTTGCGGCTTGCTTCTAAATGGTGGCGCCGGTGGTTTCGGCTTGACCGACGGGGCGCTTTTGGGCATCTTTGGCAGCTTTAATCCCATGTTGTCACCTCTCTTCCTCTTCAATAGCTTTCTTGATCGTTGATACCGTCTCTTCGTCAATATTCGCGGCGACAAGTCCCATCAAGCAAAGCAAAGTAAACGCGCCGACTCCGAAGCCGCAAATGAAAACGCATAAAAACTCTATTTCTCGCAAGATACGACCTCCTCCGATGATTCTAGGAAAGAGCTCAATCTCTTGATCCTTGCTTCGTACCAATTTCTTTTATCGGGTGTTATCCGCAAAACGTGACGCCACCTAAGACCGCACTTCGAGCACTTGCCGCGGTCCGCATTAGCTTTGCTTCGCGTCCAGGCGTCGAAGTACCACTTATGCCGCTTACCGTCCTTGCATTTCAGAAGCGGATCATATTTCGAGAGGAACGTTTGCAGTCCGACGATCTCTTTCGAGATAAACTCTTTATTGTCCATTTTCACCCCTTTTGGCTTCTAGAGCCAGTTTATCGAAATCAAATCCCGCGAGCTCCTGCTCGAGCGATTGAAGATTTTTGATCAGCTCTAAAGAAAGATCTCGATCCATCTCGCGGAGCATCTCGAGAATATTCTTCTTTGTGAGCTCGATCGCCGCCGCTAGTGTTTCAGCTTCCGGAGCGAGAGCTCGGAGCGAATTCGGCTTAGACTCGGAAGGATTGGAGCTCGTCGCGTAGTAGTACCAACCGGCTCTATAGGGGTTAAAACATACGACATAGAAGCAGGTTCGCGGATAGCCAGGTCCGGAGACGATAACCCTATACTTTTCTCTTTCCGTCTTGCTTGCGACGGCTTCAATAACGAAGCCTCTTTCAAATTTGATTTTCATTGATTTGACCTCGACTCTCTTCGTCGCCGGCGCTTTCAGGCTCATTAATAGCCCGTGTCTAACGCCGGCTTGATAAGCGTCGAAATCAAGCTTTTTCTTTCGCGGCTCGTGAACGCCATCCACGCCATAATTAGATTCTAGATACTCTTTTATTTTTTCTTGCTCGCTATCGCGCAAGACGGCTAAGGCCGTGCAATCTGAATTAGATCTCTTCAAAGACTCCTCTTTGGCGATTATTTGCTTAGCTTTCAGATAGACTCCGTCGGCGGCGCCGTTGAGGAAGGCGTCGCGATTAGTAGAGTATCTTTTAGCCTCGGATCTGATCGAAGCTGTTAGGTATGCAAAGATTTCAAAAGCCGCGGCGATGTTATCAGGCTTGCCGGCGAAACCTAGTTTTTTGACTTTGCGCCCGTTTGTTAAAAATGTCGAAAGTATTCCTTTCACGAAAAACAGCATTTCTAGAGCTATCACAATATTGTTATGCCAAGCGTCGAAGCGCTTTCCGTGCTCGATAGAATACTCTTCTTCGTCGATCGAAATTTCTGCCATTTCTAGATTATGCTTCGCAAGAAGATCGTTCGCAGCTTCTAGGGCTCGCTCTCGCTCGTTTGCGTTCCCGTTATTTCGCGCGAGCCTGAGAAGCTTCTTGATTTTTCTCTTTATGCTATCTTTCATCTTACCCCCGCCTTTATCTCAGCTTCGCGGACTTTTAGACACTTCCAGACGTTGACCGTCATGTAAAGATCCTCGAGCGCGTTGTGAGCCCCTTCGCGATATTGTCCGAAAAATTTCGCGACCGTTCCGAGCTTGTGATTCTCGACTTCGGTCGGCTTCCTGACCAGCTTCCGAGCCTTCTCGAGAATGTCGAGCGGTCCCTCTTTCGGAATAATATATTTTGTATAGATGCCGGTCAGTCCGAACAAAGCCCAAACGAACTTTTGATCGAAAGGGCAGTTATAGCCAGCGAAGACGAGCTCGCGAGGACCGACGAATTTTCTAAAACGCTCGCAAACTTCCGAATTAGTCGGAGCATTCAAAAGCTCGTCATGCTTTCGTTTGTTGATTGCAAGCGCGCCGCCCTCAATGATTGCGCCCTCATGCGGACGAATTCGCGAATCGAATTCGCCGTTAATATAGCCGTCTTTGTCGACGATTAGGGCCGCAAGCTGTACGATCGCCGCTCTTTTGGGATCCAGTCCCGTCGTCTCGGTGTCAACAAATAAATACAAGATCTTCTTTCGCCCCCGTTAAAACTGAAAACTCATAGAACAAAATAATCACGTTGTTTAGAGCCGCTTTGGACTCGAATTCGTCGCCCTCAAAGCCTTTCGCGTATGCCGCGGACTTATCGCAAAACGCGGTTAACTGCTTTTGCGCTTCTCTTTCGTCGTCGCTAAGTTCCTGAAGCAGTTTTGCGATCTTGGCTTTACAGCTCGCTTGCGACCAGAGCTTGACGCGGCGCTTGGTCTCGCTGCACTCTTGCCAAAAATTTCCATTGTCGAAAAATACTTTTATCACGCGACGCCCTCCTCGTCATACTCTCGATCGCTGTTAGAGCTGGAATAATCGCTCCAGGCGAGCGCCTTAAGACCTATGCCATGGAACATTTTGCCGCCCGTTTTGCGGCTCGCCGTGACTTCTTTTCGGGACTCTAAAGACTCATAGAAAGCGCGATCGCTTTTGCTGTAGACGCCGCGCAGTTTGCAGTGCTTGCTATAGCTCGAATACAGATCGCGAGCGCTGGAAATGGCACTCGGAGCCAGGACCGCGCAGTCTTCGATCCATGCCAAAATCGTATCTTGATCCTGTTGATAGTTCTTTCCTGCAACCTGGACCCGTTTCGGTTGTCTCTCCGTGATCAGTCGCACGGTACGTCCGCCGACGGTTGTCCCGGCCATATAGTTATCGAAGCCGTCGAGAAAGCGGTTCAGTATGCCGGGTAGCTCGATATTTAGTTTTTGCATTAAAAACGGATCGCGGTTCTCCGGCGCGATATAAGTATCAAAAGGAATCAGAATCAAGCGCTCCCAGATCGCGGGGTCTTGACCCTTGATTTGCGGGCGGTGATTGCCGGCGAACCAGACTTTCCAAACCGGCGCCATATTGAAGTATTCATGAAACAAATTTCGGCAGCGGACTTTATCACCGCCGGTCATTAGCTTGACCAGGGCTTCATTCAGTTTCTGCCCTTCCGTTGTCTCGGAGGCCGTTACAAGCCGAGCTCCGACAAGCGAGGCTAGATCGTTTCGTCCCGTATCGCTTCGCCCTGTATCCATCAAGGATTCCATCGGCAAGCCGCTTGAATAGGTTCCGAGAATCTTCGAAGCGCATTCTAGGAACTTAGATTTCCCGTTTCGACCGCGCCCCCAAAGGAAGAAGAAGACCTCCTCGTTTACTAGCCCGGTCAAGCTGTAGCCCAAGCACATATGCAAGAAGTCGATCATCTCTTGATCTTGCCCGGTGATATCCCAGAGAAATTTATCCCAAGTCGGACAAGTCGCCTTAGGTTCGTACCTAACCGGCGAAATTTGATGACAAAGGTATTTTCGATGATGGTTGATCAGTTTGCGATCTTTCAGGCTCAGGATGCCATTTTGGCAGTTGAATAGGTAAGGATCTGAATCGAAATCAAGAAAGCTGAACGGGACTTCCGACTTCATGAGCTCGACCGAAGCCTTAAGTTTTGAAAGCGACTCCGAGCTTTTGGCCCATTCGCGCAACCATTTACGCTCTTTACCGTGCGCCTTTTCAGCTTCTTGATAAATTAGTTTCGCGGATTTTTTCGCGAGCTTCATCGGTAGATGATTATTCGCGACGAAGCGCCGACCTTCCCACACAAACCACCCCTTTTCTATTGTGTACTTTAGATCGCGCCCGAAGCGCTTGAGAAGCCGCTCTTGATTAGATAGATCCGTGTTGATAAAAGTATCAAACTCTATCTCTACCTCTTCCGGCTCTAGCTCTTCATAAGTGAAGCTTTCAGTTTTGCGAATCAGGTTCTCGAGATCAGCAAAACTGAACCGCTCTAACCACTGCTCGAGATCGTCCTTCGGATCGGGTAGATTTGGCAGCATAACGAGCTTGACACGTCCGCCGGCCTCGAAAATGCTTTTGCAAATCTCGACCGCGTGAGCTCGCCCGACTTTGTTGTTATCGGATATCACAACAATATCGCCGCCGAGAAGCGAAAGCGTCCAGTAATACTCCCAGGCTCGATTTGCTCCGGAAATATTCGTCGTCGCGACGACGCCGAAATCGCGCAAGATTTGGACTTTCTTCTCGCCCTCGACGACGTAGATCCGATCGCCTTTCTTCGCCGCTTGCCTAACGTCCCTCACATACTGCAGTGGCACGAAATGATCGCCTAGCCCCGTTGTCCAGACGCCGCCGGTCAAGACTTGCGGGACAAATCTTTTCTTCTTGCTATTGCGAGTATTAAAGCGAAGAACGCGAACAAAGGGCGCTCCGGTCTCGTCGTCATAGGGATAGGTAGCAAATAGATATTCTTCGCCCGGCTCTTCTGACTCTTGCTCTTTCGCCGGCTTCGCCTTCTTCGCCTTGGCTTCTTCTTTAGCTTTCTGTTTTTCTCTCTTTAGTCGCGCTTGCTCCTCAGCGTGAGAACCTTTCTTTTCTGAGCTCTTCTTACCGCTTGATGGAAGCAAGCCGGTATCTTTGATCAGCTGAATGAGCGGTTTGACGCCGCAGACGAAGCAGTTAAATTTAACCTTAAAAGGCTTCGATTCGTCGTCAGCAATAGAAAAGCTTTTGTTTTTATCGCCGTTACTATGGCCGCCGCGATTCGGGCAGGAACATAGAAACTCGCCCCCTTTGCCGACTTTATACGACGGATCGAAAACTCTCGCGATTTGCTCAGCTAGACTCATTTGAGTATAAAAATTCCTTCTTCTAGAGACTCAATTCGCGCGACGCGAACGAGGATAGACTCTTTGCCTTTCTTGACGAAAACCCGCCGGCTAAATATCAGGTCGACAAGATTGTCGTCGGAAAACAGGTCGGCTTTGTTCAGTCCGTCGATCAGTGCCTTTTCGTAGTTGTCTAAGTCGCCGGCGTAGGTCGAGCACTTGAATATGATTTCTATAGCGACTCGATCGCCGTCTTTCTTTGTGTATTGTCCCTCTAGCCCTTGCTCTTTGAGCTGTCGACGAGTCTCTCCGGCGATCCTGTTTTCAAACGCAACCGTTTTGGCTTTTGGTATCGCCCGCGGTGTACCGTAGCGAACCGTCAAGAGCGGCCGCAATTTCCAAACGGGCGGAAAATTATATTTGAATTCGATCACGCCGGAGAATCTCAAGACGATTACCTCGAGGGCTTCGCGAGGATTGACACCTTGCCGAGCTCCTGGACGTCGGTTAACTCTATCCCTTCGAGCTGCAGCTCTTCGGCCATTTCGTGATAGCCGGCTTGCTTGAAAGCTTCGAGGTCTAGCTTATAGACGACATCCTCTGAGATCGGATAGATTTCTCTTTCTTCTTTCGGCTTCGCAAGAATCGAAGCGACGAGCTTCTCTTCGTCGATCTTAAGTCCGCCGGTTTTGCGAAACTCGATGACGCCGGCAAGCGTTTTAACAAGCTTCTTCGAATAGCTTCCGTCTGCCTTTTTATAGTGCTTGTCGACTACTCGCTTACCCCATTCTTCGATATCCGCAGCATAGCAGCTATGGATCGCGGTTTGAGCTTCTTCGATTTCGCGCCTCATCGCTTCGAAATTCGCCTTCAGATCGGCGAGCTCGGAAGCTTTTCGACTCAATCCGTAAAGAGCCTTTAACACATGCTTCGACGCTTTCTTTAGAGCCTGGATCTGCTCCTCCGGAATCAAAAGCCGCACCGACTCGCGAACGACCTCGTCGCCGCCGTCGACATGAATTTCGAAATGCGGCTCGGGTCCGTTGACCGGCTCGATCCATGCTGCAAATCCGTTCGCTCTCAGCTCTTGATTAAAGCCGATCACGAAGAGATCAATATCTTTCTTCTTCCATTGATTCCAAATGAAATTAGATGGATCGTTGTCAACAACTAAACAATCTTCGGAAGAAGTAGCCGACGGAGTCTTTGACGCGGAAGATCCATCTTCTGAAGCCGGCGCGGATTTTTTCGATCTTCCCGGCTTTTTCTGGGATGATGCAACCGCCGCATGGGCAGATAAAGAGGAGTTGGCTTCCGATTTTTCGGAGCCCGCAATATCCGGAGAAGAAGAGGAAGTCGACGCTTCCGTCCTCGCTTTTTCGTTGAGAGCGAAATCGGTCGAAGAGGTCGACGGGATCGACGTATCGCCTTCCGTCCCAGACTTGGCTTCTGTTCTGCTTCCAATACTCTCCATTTGGATCGTAGACGTCGAAGTCTCCGATCGTTCCGCTATTTCTTTGCATTCTCCGAAAACCTCCTCGAGAGCGCGATCCATTTTTTCCTGAGCTTCTCGATCGTCTCGCGCCGGCGCAGGCTTCGGCGGGCTTTGATGCTTCCACTTGTAGGCAGCTTCGCGGACCTTGTCGAGATCATCCCAAGTACAAGATTTTTTGACGGTCATATCAACGCCGACCGCTTTCGCGATCGTGAAAATTTGCGCGCCGTTAATTCCGAGCTCGGCCGCTTCCTTCTCGAGCTGATACCAGTCTTCGTTAGTCGGGCGAGATTCGACTTTAGATAGAGCCGCTATCTCTTTCGAGAGCTCCTCGAATTTCGATTTCGGAAAATGCGTCACGTCGACAAGACGATAATCATCGCCGAAAACCTGGCTTGTCGGATATCCGCCGAGCTCCGAAACTCGGTCGAGAACATAGCCGCGAGTCTTGCCGGCGGCGATCGCTTTATCGATCAGCCAATTGACCTCTTCGACCGAAACGGATTTTTCTTCTTCCTCTTTAAAACAATCTACGGTCATCGTGTTTTATTTCCTCCGTTCGTTTAGCCAGTCGTAAGTGATCTTCAACTGGTCTTGATCTATATCGGTTGTACCGAAGTAATCTTTCATGTACTTTTGCACGTCCGCCGGCTTGACGGTCGTTTGCTGCAGCGCGAAAGCGTAGAGCTTACTCTTCTCGGCTTTGGTAATCTTGATCAGAGCTTCGCGCTTCTCCGCGATGTCTTCTCGACCTACTTCTCGAGCTACCGCGGCGACTTCTTTCGCTCTTGCTGTAGTAGTAGGCTCTTTCTTAACTCGCTCTTCCGTGACTTCCCCGGTCTCGGTGTCGAGCATTTCGACGATCTCGGCCGTAGCTTCCGCCTCGCCTTCAAGCCTGTTTTCTGCAATAGTCTCAATTATAATTTGCTCCGGGTCGTCAGAAGGCGACGCGACCGTCGGCGAATGTAGATTTAATAAACCCGGCATAAACAAGGTCGCTCCGTCTCGAATCGCTTGTTTGAAAGCCATCCGGCAAAACCAAGAATTCCAAGTTTTGCTATTGCGTCCGTCAAGGAAGCCTCGCTTTGTCGCTATCTCGCGAGTATATCGAATCGGATTCCCCTCGAGCTCGATCTTCTTTCCGTTCTCGTAGAATTCGACGGCGACGACCTCTTTCTCTTCGGAATACTCAATTACCTTGAAAGAATATCGACCAGATAGCGCGATCTTGTTTTTGATCAAATCGGCGAACGGTTCAACCTTCCCGCCCGGTCCGATATAAAGCCCGTTTACAGCTTCAAAAGGGGCTAAACCCATCTCGAGACCGGCCATAATCTTTAACGCCGCGACCGACTCATCTTTTGAATCTTTGATAATGCCGGCAGCGGTGAACAGCCGAGCGACCTTTAAGATCTCGTCATAACTGCTAAGCTGGACGCCGCCGCGCGTCGGCGCTTTCGTCACTATTAGACTCGTTTTTTGTGCCACTGCCGGCAATGCCTTCTTTTCTTCTTCCATTAATTCCAAACCTCTCTGGAGCGTGTAAGTATTTTTTATCGTTGAGCCAAACCTTTAGCCGACCGCGTTTCATGCAGTCTTGATGGTAATCTTGATCGACGTATATCGTCCGAAGCATGGTCGGGAAGACATCCGATCTGCCGATCACGACCATTAGCATGTTATCGCGCTTAGCGTCCGAGTCGTGAATGACTAGATCGCCGACTTTCCAATCTTCTTGATTTTCTTCGTAGTTCAAGAGCGCCTCCTTATTTTAGAATTCGCCGACCGATGCCGGCGAGCCTCTCCTTTGTTACTACGTCAATAAATTGAGTCCCGTAATATGGAAACCAGATCATCCAAGCGCAAGTAACGGAGTCGCTTCTTCCGTCGCCGGTGAAGCTAATTCGAGGCAAGACGATCAACCCGGTCGGCGGATTATCTTTAAGCCAATCTCCGCGATCTTTCGTGGGCTCAAGAAAAGAGAGCCGCAGGAAGAAAGCGCAAATTTGCGCTTGGCTGACTGCATTTTTAACTATCTCTATTGCTTGGTTGAAAGGCGGATTCGTGATCACCATTGAGCCAGGGTTATACTTGATAGTCCGCGCGTCTTCTTTTAGAATCCGGGGCGACGAAGGATCGATATCTGATTCGAATACGTTCATCCCTGCAGCTCTTAGCACTCGCGAAATATCGCCCTCGCCGGCGCAAGGCTCGTAAGTCAAAACGTCCCGATTGATTAGATACGGAAAGCAATTCAGAAGCGCGAAAGTCGCCGCTTCAGGCGTCGGATAGAAATCATTCTTTCTTCTAGGCATTTTCGACCTCAATATGTGGCGTCTCGTAGTATTTCGGCTTCCTAAGCACTCTAGAAGCCGTTCCGGTAACACAAATAACAATTTCGCCCGGATGGACGGATAAAATTTCATGCGCATGACGGCCGGTCAAAAAGAGGGCCGACAGAAGAGCGCTTCCGCTACTGCAACCGTCCACAAGCTGTATAAAATCATCTCGCCATTTCGCGATCTGCCCAGGGCGCGCAAACGGAATGCCTCTATAATCTGCTATGTGTCGAAACCTTTCCGTTATTATCGGTCCTTTTAATCTGCGAGAAAAGAGCTTCGCTCGGACTTGCGTAAACTTAAGACCCGTCAGGCAATCAGCAACGGCGCTAAAATATTTCGATTTCGCTTCGCCTATTGATCGAGCGTTGATAATTCTCGAATCGTCTTTGTTTTCGTCGAAATCAAGCCATACGCGATAAGAGCGAATTCGGCACGACGATCTATTCTTTCGCATTCTGAGCCCTCGCTTCCATCTCTCGCGAATGAGATTCGATAGAAGCCAAGCGCCGAAAGCCTCCGACCGTCTCGGCTAGCTTTGCTAAACGGCTTCGATCCTCAGTCTTCGCGATTTCAATCAGTAGCAACCGGCAAACGCCCCCTTGCCATGAAGCGAAATCTTTCCGCGGTACATTCGCGCCACTTGCGGCCAGCGGCAATGCCGGCATAAGCGACTGAATTAACTCGTCAGCTCTTCGCTCTTCGATCGGGTCGTCGAACAAAGCGACGATCGCGGCACTAAAAACGGAAGCATAGAGAATATTGATCTCGTCTTTTGTGTAGCAGTCTTGCGGCGGTCCGCCGAGCAAGTAAGTAAAGCAGTGTAGAAGGCGATGGGTTAATACTTTTAGAATAGTCATCTCTTTAGTACCAAGAATAAAGCCAGGGTAGCGACGGCGAGCAGTAGCGCGAAGACCCCGAAGCATTCCTCGACCAGGTCAAAACCCGGAGGGGTTACGGTTGCCACCATGGGCGGTATCGGCGTATCCACTTCGCCGCAAGCCGGGCACGAAATCCCCGATCCCGCGTAGGTCGTATAATGCGGCGGAAAGCTACATTTCGTCATTTGGTTCTTGCCTCTCTGTATAGTCTTAAATATTCAAGTCGTAGAGCTTTCGCTTCTTGCGTTTTCTTCTTCGCTTCATCCCTGGCTCGCTTAGCTTCCGAAGCGTACTCTCGCCACTTCCGGCGGCGAATGTATGCGCCAAAGATTGCGGAGCTTCTGATCTGCTCGAGCTCCGCTTCCGTGATCGAGTGTTGAGTGTAGTAGTTAGAAATTTTGACGTCGCTCTCCAAAACGATAAGTCCGTCATTTAGCCAGCTGTATAGAAGCCGCGAATGAATGCCAAGGCGCTTTGCGGCTTCCGCGACGAGCATCGTCCCTGGCAATGGTTCAACTTTGGGCATTATCACCCCCGGCGAAATCGTCAGGATCGCGCTTGTTGTATCGTTCTCGGTAGCTGTTCACATCCCCGGTTAATTCGTCGAATGTCGCTCTTGTAATAGTCTTCTTTTCTTTAGCCGAGGCGCACGGGCAAACGTAGAACAAAGAGACCGCCTCCGGATTTGAGGAAGTTATCGGAACTATAAAATGGTTTTGTCGAGCGCAACCAGGACAACTATACTTGCCCGATCTGGAGACGAAGATCTTATATCCATCTTTAGTCAAGATGGCCTCCGGCGCTTGATAAAGATCATTGAACCGCCTGACTAATCTAATATAGTCGCCGGCGATAAGCTTGTTCAAATTGGCGTTATGGACGCCGGCGATCGGGACGTTCTCAGGATAGCGCAGGTTCGCCGCGTCGATTTCCTTGCCAAAGTCCTCAGCTCTGTTTAGAGCGTCGCGGACGTTCCGCTCGCGGATAGTGAGCGGTATTCCCTTAAATCGATCGATCATATGACAAAATAGCCTTTCTAAAAAACTTGGCGCTCCTCATTCGCTTGATTCGCGCTCTAATTGTGTCGACTGAGATCCGGCGTCGCCCGCCGGTTTCAAATACTTCGAACCATTGCCGGAGCTTTGGCTCAAATTTGATTTTGTTAAATCCGTAGCCGCTCCGAAGGACGACTTCGAGGTCTTGCGGGCAGGAAAGGATTTCGGCTTGCTTCATCGTCTTTTAGCCCATTCCCGGTAGAACGGCCCGCGCACAAACTGATCGAGGCGCCACTTCGGAATGTACTTCTTGCCTCCACCGGCGATACCAGAGATCAGGAAGCGATTGTCGAGCCAGCTCTCGAGCCGTGATTGCGAAACGCCCAGGATGTTAGCCGCCTCTTCGTAGCTGTAGCAGTCAAGCGGAAGCCCTCTTGATAATTTCCGGTTATCGACGTTTATCTTTACGCAGCGAGCCTTATTAAAGGTTGAGGGCTCAGTCAGAAATTTAAGATCGAAAATGCAGTCGAGTAAGGGGCGAAGCTTTTCGATCGGTATAGGCGACCACGACCTCGACACCTTGTCGAAAGCCGATCGATAAAGCATAACGGCGCCGGGCGGTCTAGTCTTGACTATCCAAACGTGCCCTTCGTGACGCGCGACGATAACGTCGATTTGTGTTTTTTGATCTTCTTTCATTAGATACACTCCGACCAATGCTCTCCGGTTTCCTCGCCCCAACAGGATCGAGGCGCCAAGCGCGAACCGTTTTTACTGTAGTCGGCTCCGCATATCTCGCAAGTATTCGTAAAGCTCCTAAGCTCAAAGAGCACTCCGCAGCATTCGCCGACCGCCGGCACTACGCGAACGCGGCCAGAATCAGTAAAAATGGTTTGCTTCGGCTCAACAATATTAAGCATGAAAAACCTCCTGGCACTAAATATAGTGCCTGATTCGTTTGTTTAGGCGCCCCGCAACCGGGCCGGGCGAACCCGGCTCGATTAGGTTTCAGGGCGGTCTGAAAGTGTAATTTTTTTCTTCGGTTGCGGTCGCTCAAAGCGACTTAAAAATAATACCCGTTCGCCGTGTTTTCAGATCGAAGAAAATCGCAGATTAAGCGAATTTCAGAGCTGATCGTATATATCGCTCGAAGCCGCCCTTCTATATATCGAAGCCAAAAAAAGCCCGGATTTCGATATCTTGATTCTTGCTCCTAGCGTTCACGTTGCCGCCCCTTGTTGGTTTGGCGCCGAAATAGTAACGCTTCGGTTATTACCCGGAAATCTCAACGAAGCCCGCGGGACTTGGTTCAACGGCGAAGAGCGAACCCTAGATTTAAGAACAGGCAAGCTATACGAGCCAGGCGAGGACTAAGCCAAACCTCAACAACCAGAAGAGCCCGGGCCAATAGCTCGGGCTCTTTATTCTGCCTGTTCGGCAGTCTATATGATTTCCATACATTTCTGAGCTATCTATTCGATAGTTGTTTGATTATACCTCAAGAGGCTTTTGCTTTGCCGGCGTTCGAGAACATCACCCGGCAAAGCTTCTCGAAGCTCCAATCTAACGCCGCCGCGGTCTCCGCGTAGCCCTCGATCATGTCCCAAGATGTGTATTTGTCGTCAAGCCTCGCGCGAAGCGTGTCTCTTCCGACGTCTGCGAGCCTCTCGAGCTCAGAGATATTCTTAATTTGCTTCGTCCAGAGGATTTTTTCTATCAGCTCCGGAAATTTGCCGCGCGTTACCTCCTTATAAAAGGCATCCATACTGATCCCCGCGAAGCGTGTCAGGTTGAAAAAAGGCCTCAGCTTGGGATGGCGGCTCGTTCCAAAGAGAGCATGAAGGCGATGGCGCGGAAGCCCTTTTGAAATAGCGAAATCGGCTAGCCCTGAAAGCCCTCTTTGTTCGATTTCGAAAGCGATCTCGGCGGGAACGTAACTCGGAAGTGGCTTCGGCAT